GTCTTAATGGCTGCTTCAAAAATTGTACGTGCCTTTTCTTGGAATTCTTCGGAGAGTTCTTCACCAGCAATAAGTGCTTCGATATCCTCTTCGATAGAAGGAGTGTCGTCTTCGACGGTCTCTTCTTCTACAACTTCTTCCTCAGTAGTTTCTTCTTCAGCAACTACTTCTTCGGTTGAAGTTTCTTCTTCCTCTTCAGCAACTACTTCGCCTTCGACTTCTTCCTCTTCCTTCATTCCTGCAGGCATAGGATCTGCTTTACCGGCACCTTTATTTACAATGTCTTTGACAGTTGCAATTTTAGGCTCCTTGAGTTTCGCAGAGTCGTCATCGGTCTTGTAATTTTCTGGGGTAGGACCACCAAGATCTTCCACAGAACCCAATTGAGTTCCAGGATCAGCCATCTTTGGCATCGGATCAGCTTTGGCAGCACCTTTGGTTACTACGTTTTCCATTTCTTGTAAATCGTTACCAACGGACATTTGACTAGATATGTTTGTATTAATCTATATTTATTTATAATTTAAAGATTTGATAAAAATTCGTTGAATAAGTTCAACTTATGCTCTTCAAGTCTTTTTTGGTCAACAAGAGTATTAATTCTTCTCTTAGTTGTTTCTGCGAGTTGCTCACGAAGAATTCCTCCTTCCCAAACCCACTCTTTTCCTTCCATAATTCCTGAAACAAAAGCATCAGGTGCAGAGGGATCAGCAACGATGTCAGCAGCAGTCGCTAACATAAAATCTTCACCCACAACTTTATGACCTTCGTTTGTAGTTCTTAATGAACCAACACCACGAGAAGAAACTCCGAGCATGACACCTTCATCAAGAAGAGAAGATGCAATCTTGCCCATTGGAGTATTCAGAATCTGTGCTTTTCCTTTAAAATTATTTCCATCTTCTGTAAGGGAAGTAATTTTGTGAGAAACTCTATCAAGATTGACTGTAGGTCCATCAGGATGACCAAGTTCTCCAAGAGCACGACCTTTATTCACAAAAGTTTCATTATATCTCTTTACCTCACGGGAAAGAGTTTCCATAGGATACATTCTACCATTGCGGTTTTTAATGTTTCCTTGGAGAAATACTCCTTCGATATATAATTTTTTACCAGAACCTTTGCCCTCGGTAATAATTTTTACATTTGAAATTTCTTCTGTGATAAGTTTCATTTTTTTACGCGGTAAATCCTACTTTTGCACCTAGTACACCGGCATTTGCGGCAAACACACACTGAGTGGGGTTTTTTTCAAGATATTCTACGGTTCCTGCTGGCATTGTAAAAGAACCAACAACATCACCACTTTGAGTTTCTACAACAGTGACAAGATGATTGCCACTATGTGTATTAACTAAACGAACAACAGTTGCCTCTGAAAAACTAGTGGCAGCTCCAGTTGTTGTTGGGCAGGCTGCCTCGGCACCTTTACATAAAGTTCTTGCCATTATTCTTCCTCTTGTGTTTCTTCTGGTTCATCAAACATGGAGGCACCTACGTCTGCACGGATACCATCAATTTTTGAAGATGCTCTATCATACAGAACATCCTTAATTTTATCACTAATCTCAGATGCAGGAGCATCCGCGACAATTAAATCTAATACGTCTTCCATTTAAATTATTATGACAATATAAGTTATTTATATTTCAGCACTCTTGCCATCAACTTGAGTTATTCCACCTTGTATTTCTAAATCTGGTTCCATCGGAACGTCTCCCATCATTCCTCCATCTTCTCCAGGTAAAGGTTCTCCGGTAATCGGATCAACAGCATTTGGATCTGGAATAATTCCGTTGGCAATTTCATCTTCAATTTGTTTATCAATTTCTAAAATTTCCGAATCAGTTTGTCTAAGAATTCTTCTACGAACATAATCATTGGAATAATACTTTCCAATATAAGGTTCAATGGTTGCAAGTAATCCCAATCTTTCATTCATCAATTCAGATTCTTTTAATTCTGCAAATTGATTGTCATATAAGAAATCATATTGGATATGTTCGCTGATCTTTTCCCAATCTTCTGGAGTTACAATATTCTTCAGAATTAATTGAGTTCTCAACATGTCACTAAACATGTTGGCAAATCTCTTCCTTAATCTACCAACAAACTTAGCAAACTTCAGTTCATCACGAAGAATTTCGGAAGAACGACCAAGATTAAATCCACCATCGGCTGCAATTCTTGATTCTGGAACTCCAAGTGAACGGTAAAGTTTCTTTTGGAAGTATTCAATGTCAGAAAGTTCACCTAGATTTTGACCACCAGGAAGAGTGGAGATTTCAGTTCCTCTACCACCCTCTCTTCTAGGAAGCCAGAAATCTTCCAGCATACTCATGTATTTACGATCATCACGAATTTCTCCGGTCTGAGCATTGTAGACTTGCTTATTTCTATAACGACTCATTACCTCCTTGAGGTATTGTTCTGCCTTTACCTTAGGAAGATTACCAACATCAATATAAAAAATTCTTCTTTCTGGTGCTCTACTTAAACGATAGATAACCAGTGAGTCCTCAATCATTCTAAGTTGATTGAGTGACTTAATTGCCTTATGAAGATATGAAAGAACATTGCCTTTATTTCTATCAACTAAACCAGATGTGCAATATGTGATGGAATCTTTGGCAATCTTAATACCTTTTACTCCACCACCACCAACCATAGTTCCGGTCGGATAACTTGGTTTGGGAGTATATACAAAATATTCTTCTAGTTCTGGTGATTGAAACTTATCTTTGTCTCCTGGTCCAAGATCAGGACCTAATTTTGCTTTATTTTTCTTCTTTTCTTGTCTGATATGTCTGATCTTAAGTGGATCGATATATCTTAAATCTTTAATTCCTTCTTCGGGTTTTTTTGTATCGATTACTTTCAGATAAAAAAGTCTTCCGTCAACATACCAATTTCTAAAAATTTCATGGGACTTTTTATCAAAGTCCATAATATCTTTAATATTCTTAAACTCTTCTCTGATAATACTTTTTAATTTATCACTGGCATTGACATTTGAAAGTTCAATTTCAATTGGAGAATCATAAAGATCACTAACAATTGCTTCATTAACAACATCTTCAATGGCACTATCCGCTTCTGGATGAAGTGCCATTTCACGATATCTTTTAATTAAATCAAATTCAGTTCTATATACACCTTCAATATCAAGATATTGACCATAAAAACCACTAGAAATATAGTTATCAACCCCGTCCTCATTATTTTGAGGAACGGGGGAAACTACTGATGGTGATTTTTTCTCGGTGTCACTTACTGAAAAACCAAAAAGTCTGGCCATATTATAATTCTATTTTAGTCTGTTGTCTTACTATTTATCCTTAAGAAACGTCCTCTCCATTAGCTGAAGCAGATGATCCTTTAAATGCTTCCCAATAATGAACCTGCATTTCTACAGTAAATTCTTCAATTGTATCAGTTGTCTCATAACTTAAATCAATTGTTGAAATATTTGTTGGGAAGATCGACTTGAACTTATAAGACCTGAGAGTGGATCCATCACGATCGAGTTGATGAACTAAAGCATCTGATTGATAATCAACAGGATTTGTGATTCCTGAAGCATCCTCTAACTTATTGATGGTATTCATCCATTTTTCCATCGCAGATCTGATCATGAAATCAGTATCGTTGATGACTGTGATTGTCCAGGTTTCAAAGGTTCTGTCTCCAGCAACCTTCAAAATACGACCTCTAAATGGAATCTCTACAGGTGCGATAGTTGATGCAGGCAGTGCTGCTGCCTTAACCAAAAATCTTGATTTCTGTAAAACTTCATTTTCATTAACTGGTGCTACCGTTGAAGGAAATGCTAAGACCACTTCAAATAGATTGGGTCTAGCACCACCACCAGTCAGTTTAGATTTAAAATCACTAATCTTCCTTAAAGGAATTGTTTCTTGTTGTAAACGTTCTGCCATTGTTGGAAACCTCTAAATTAAACGGAACCGATGACTTCTTCAAATGCCACACCAGTTCTGGTGGCAATAAAGTTCAGACCGATGAAGTTAATCGATCTTGCTGGCTTGATGTATATATCAGCAACAAATTCGTTACTGTCAATAATTGCCGCAGTGTTATTTGTTTCGTCACAAATAACAATGAAATCTTGAATGCCTCTCTTTGCTTGAACATCACGAAGGAAAGGTTCGACAATATTTACAAAGTTTGCTCTTGTAATTTCGTCATTGAATTCAAAGAGTTGATCTTTTGCTGCGGCAGCAATGGCATCTTCAAGGAAGATAAAGAGACGACGGACATTGATACGATCAAATGCCGATGCCTTGGCAAATCCGGTCTTATCACCAAATAGAATGATTCCAGATCCTGGTGAGAAGATGACTGGATTGACTCTAGAAGAATAAAGTCTATCTCTTTGTGCTTTACCTGGATTATAAGCCAGTTTTACGGCATTGAGAATAGTTCCTCTAGAAGTTCCGGCAGGTGAGAACCATGGGAAGTTATTGATGTCATTTCTAGCACAAGTTCCTGCAATGTCTCCATTTAAAGGAACGTATCTGAATACATCATTAAATCTATCATACATGTATTTGTAACCACTATCAAATACAGCATAAGACGAAGAAGTAATTGGATCAAAGAAATCAATTACGTTATTAGTGGCATCATCAACTGATTTTACAAGTGCTGTTGTTCCATCTTCATCTGTAGCGGGATCAGTTAAAATTGCACCTCTGTGTGGTGAAATAAATGCAACTGCATCCTTTCTTGCTTCTGCAACAGCAATTAATTTTGTTGCAAGTGCTCTGGTTTTATCTTGACCATATTTTCCAGAACCCATTAAGAGGAAATCAACATCAACCTCTGATTCATTTTCAAAGAGTGCATAACCACTGATCAAATCATCAAGACCGGAGTCAAGTGATCCAGTAGCAGATTTGTCTGTTCCACCATCATAATTCTTACCACCACTTAAAGTGAGATCAAGGGGACCAACAGCATCAAAAATGTTTGGACCATCGGCATCTTCTGCCTTTTGATTCCATCCACCATCTGTGAATGTGGAGAATCCTACACCATCAAAACCAGTTCTTACACGATCACCATAAGTTCTTCCTGCCCCAGCAAATACATATTCAGAATTAACTTCCAAATACTTGTTCCAATAAGATGGAGAACCTACTGAGAATTCTGCATCAGAAGCTTTAGAAAGATTTAAGTGCTTCTCAAGAATTGTTCCGGCATTTCCGGTAATATCTCCTTTACCATCAATTACGACAACGTGAATTTCATCGTTTCTTGCTCCTCTTGCAGCTGCATATGCAGAGGTTCCTGGAGCATCTGCCAACGTGTTCCATTTAACTGTAGATACAGTTTCAGTGCCACCGACAGTTTGAGAACTCAATGCCAGTGTTTGCTCTCCAAACCAATCAACTGCGGTTGACACTGTAGTTGATGCAAAAGAAGTATTTACTGCTGCACTATGAATTGCAACATTTCCTGTTGTAGAGAACTTATAAACATTGTTATAATCAACAGCAGTCAAAGTTCCTGCTGCAGATACGTGAGAAACAACTTTTACATCTACAGTTCCGGGATTAACTTTTGTGATAATTCCTTTAAAATGACCATCAAGTAATGAAGTTGTTCCTGCACCAGCACCAGTATTAGAAACTACTGTTCCAGATGGAACTGCCTGGGTAATTCCCATTCCGACTTGGATATCAGTTGCACCACCAAGATCACCAGCAGTAGTAGCAATTCCTAATCTCTGATCTGCCTGAGCATCAATAATAGCAACTCTAATATCGTTTGCCCAAGAACCGGGGTTTTTGGCAATTATCGTGGTGCCACCAGTTGAATATGGTGTTGTTGGATAATTTAATTCCTCATAATGCTCAACACTCTTGACTTTAATTGAGGCAGAGTCACCTACATCAGTTGCATTTTTAAGACTAGCATCATCTGCTCTGACAATGTTCATTATGCCACCATAAGCCAGATATGAGGATGCTACCATCCAGGTCTCATAGTGCTTATCTGTGTCATATGGTTGACCAAACTTATCAACCAAATCATTCTCTGTATTAACTCTAGTTACTGTACCTACTGGACCTTTGGCAAAAGGACCGACAAGACCGCCGATCTTATCAGAAGTTGCGTCAACTCTACCCTGAGTGAGATCAACTTCTCTTATCAGAATTCCAGGAGATGCTAAATTTAATGGCATCTTGCTTTTCCTCGCAATCCAAATTTATCTAAAAATATTTAGTAAAAGGGGTATTTTCAGTGGGGAAACGGTGCATGAACTACCAGTCAGGATATTCCCAAACGTTACTACACTTCTTATTACTCTTTACTCTATCAATAGTACACTCTTTACACTCATATGAATAAGAAGATGGTAGTGCTCCTCTATTCTTTCTTATGAGATAAAAGTCTTCCAATAAATTTTTTGTCTTATGGCAAGTTCTACATTCTCTATCATAAAAAAGCAGATGTTCTAAATTTATTTGACTGTCAAAGTCCATTATTTTTCTGCTGCATATAATGCAAATGTTGATGTTGTTATAACTGTCATCATATTAGCAATGTGCTGTTTTACATCAGAATCGCATGTTTTGCCAGGTAAAAAGCAACCTCCAATAGTTGCTCCAACTATTACTAACTGAAAACAAATAACAATTCGTATTAGATCTATAACTTTATTTTTGGTATCCATTACATGTAATCCCACATGTAAGATCTATCACCATATTCATCGGTATACCATCTATCACCATCAGAATCCACAAAATTATTATTTTCAAAACCAGTTTCTATAAATCCAAAAGGTGCCATGTCTTGTTCTATTTGGTTTCTTTGTTCTTCATATATTCTTTTACGAACATCATTCTCAGTCATTTCTTTAAAATAATCTTGTGCAACTAACCAGGAAAATATGACAAGACACATTGCCAAGTCATCATTACATCCTTCTTCTGCTTCAAATGAATTTCCCTTTTGTGCAAAAGTTGTAAGTTCTGATATAATTTCATAATCTGTAGTTAGTAACTTATCATCCTCCATCAAAGTTTTTAAATTGGAACATCCAAGTTTTTTAACTGCCGCGGTCATTCTTACACCAAGTTGAGATTTTTTTCCACTAAATCCCGTCCCTACAACTTGACCGGCACGACCTCTCATCGATGCCATAAGAATATTATCATATTCTAAATCATAATGAAGGATAGAAGCTACCTGATCACCAATATCATTAACCTCTGTCAATAACCATGCACTATTATAACCCCTTCCCACTTCATTTATAATACTCGGAAATAGCATTGGTTTAATTTCATTATTCCTATATTTTGCTACCACCTTATACGGAAACTCAGTTATATCAAATACGATAAATGCAGAATAATCATTTCCTATTCCTCTTGCCACGTCAACCGTCATCAAATAATTACGATCCTCCTGAGGATCTTCATAGATATCTAAGCCTGCATTTCTTTTTATGGGATTCTCGTATACAAGGTTTTTTAATTTTGCTGGATTAATAAGAGTATTAACGGATCCTAAGAACTCACACTCAAACTCAACTTTAAACTGCTGTTC